TTTTAAATCTAATACTCTTAAATCATTGTAGATTGAGTCAGGATGTTCTTTTGCCGATAAAATTTTCATAACCAACTTTCTGTATAAAATAACTATCTGCAATATCTGATAAAGGATTGCCTACTTTTTCTGTATCAAATAATTTTTTCAAGTCAATTTTTGTTTCTTTTTTAAATGCCTCATACATCATATCTTTGTCAGCGTTACCTTTTCCTGTAGCACCTTTTTTAACAACACTCGGTACAACCGTGTTGTAAGTAATTCTATTTTCGTGAAGTCTGTATTTAAGAATACCACAATTTTCAGCGATTTGAAAAAGACCTTGACCTTTAGAGCCAAAAGAATAACCTTCAATGAATACTTGTGGTAGATATGTTTGATTGATAATATCAAACACAAAATCTGAAATGTTTTTAAATCTTTGTATAGGGTCAATCCATTCTTTATGTTCATAACCAATTATATCCTCACTTTGTTGGCCTACCCACTTCTTTTTATTTGTCAAATAAAAGAACATTAAATTGCCATTGTTTACACAAACGGCAGGACTTGTTAAACTATAATCAATTCCAATTATCGTCTTCGTTTTCTTCTTTATTAACCCACTCAACTTCATCTTCCTCATTGTCTACCTCGTATCCACAAAATGGGCAAGTAAGAGGTTCTAACTCTTGCTCATCATTATCCCATGCTATGGTATATTTAGTATCGCAATTAGAGCAGGACTTTTGTACTTTATTCATTATAGTTTAAATGCCTTAAATTGGTCTTTCTTAACATCTTGCTTAACACCACCTATCACATAACTTTCTATTTCTGTTTCTTGTGGTGCGTTTTGTAAGCTTCTGCTGTTTAACCAATGATCTACCCACGGTAGTGGATTTGTTTTTTGTTCGTATCTTGGTTCTAAACCAATACCTTTCATTCTTCGATTTGCCATGTATTCTACAAACTGGTGTAATAGCTTCTCTGATAGACCTATCATAGAGCCCTTTGAGAATAGATATGTTGCCCAACGCTTTTCCTCCGCTAATGCTTCATCATACATTTTATATACTTCTTTTTCACACTCTTTACCTATCTTTACCATATCTTTATCATCACCTTTTTTCCAATTATTAATAATTGTTTGCGACATTGCAAGGTGTTGACTTTCATCTCTTGCAATAAAAGATATAATCTTAGCAGAACCTTCTAAAAGTTTTAGTTCACCAAATGCAAAAGAACAAGCAAATGATACATAGAAACGCAAGCCTTCTAATATATTTACCGTACACATTGCTAAATACATTTTCTTTTTAAGGTCATACAAATCTACTTTATCAGGTGTTAAATGCCATCTATAACCCATTTCAATTAGATCATCATAAGTTTTTGTAACTGATTGACTTCTCTTTTCAATCTTATCATCTTTGATAATTGTATCAAATACTTCATTAGGGTTTGAATATAAATTTTTAATTATATATGTATAACTTCTACTATGGATTGTTTCAATAAAATCCCATGTTACAATACAGCCTTCTAATTCTGGATTTGAAACAAATGGTAAAAATGCCAAACATGGCCCTCTGCCTTGAACACTATCTAACATGGTCTGATATTTTAGATTACTTGTAAATATAAACTTTTGTTGTTCGTTTAATTCAGCGTAATCATTTCTATCTTTTTGTAGTGAAACTTCCTCAGGTCTCCAAAAATAACCTAGTTGTTGTTGATTCAACTTGTCAAATATAGGATATTTCATATCACTATATTGTTGTACCTGTAAGTCTTCACCAAAAAACATTGGTTGTTTTAAAACATCTAGGTTCTTATCTTTATTAAATACACTTCTTGCCATTTATTCCTTGCTCTCCTTTAAATCATAAAAAAAGTTGTCGTCATCACCTGCTGTCCACTTTTGTTCACCCTCTACACTATACTCTATCGTGGACACCTTGAAGTCTGGAAACTTCAATTCGCTTGGAGTATAAGACTTATCGTAGAAGATAACTCTATTGTTAGGTTGAGCGGCAAAATGGCCGTTCTCTAACTTTAATATATTGAAAGACTTATGTTGACTAGGCGTTTCGCTATAAGTAACATTTCTTTCTAAATTTGTTGAGTTGGCATTATCTATTGTAAACATATACCAACCTTTGTACCATTTTCTTTGTGGCGACAAATATTTACATTGATTGCCACTAAGCATTTGTTTTTCAGTAATACATATATCATAACTAAAACAATCCCAAAGTTGTAACTCTGTTAAAGGTACACTTTCTTTAATATCTTTTTTCCATACAAAAGCACTAATAGGTAACTTATCAAATAAGGCACCATACTCTGGTATATAAGTTTCGAAATACAAAGCTCTGCCTTGTATTGACTTTGCTGTAACCCATACACCCTCAACTAATTCACCATGACCTTTTTGTAGGTCGTAAAGATATTCTTTCTTCACGAACACATCTATATGAGGTGTATTGACACATAAAAATGCCATGTTTAACTCCTATATTGTACAACTATCACAAGCCTCTTCTTCTAAAGGCAACTGATTATTGTAATGTTCAGCCGCTGGATTTTGCAACGGCGGGTCTTCTTTTACATTATCTTGCCAACCTATATTATGAGCAGGTTCGTCAATGTCTTTCTTAGCGTCATAAGTATTTTGATAATAACTAGTTTTCCAACCGTACTTATATGTAGATAAAAGGTCTTGAGCCATTACTGAAACAGGCACCTGATTCTCGTCATAATTTTCGGGATTGTATGACCAATTACCACTTATCGCTTGGTCAAAATACTTTTGCATTACTGCAACGATATTTATATATCCTTCGTTGCCAGCCATGTCCCATAATAAGGTATAATTATTCTTTAATGTCGCATATTGAGGCACTATTTGTTTTAATGTACCTTTCTTTGATTTCTTAACACTTAAATAATCTCTAGGTGGTTCAATGCCGTTTGTAGCATTTGAAACCACACTAGAGGATTCTGATGGCATTTGAGCAGAGAGTGTGCTATGTCGTAGCCCATGTTTTTTAATCTTACTTCTTAACCACTCCCAATCAAATTGATATTTAGTTTTAACTAATTCGTCAACTTCTTTTTTGTAAGTGTCAATTGGTAAGATACCATCGGAATATTTTGTTCTATCAAAGTATTCACATTTGCCTTTTTCTTCAGCAAGTGTATTAGACGCCTTTAATAGATAGAATTGAAAAGCCTCTGTTAATTCATCAACTAATCTCCATGCCTCTTTATCTGAATACTTAACTTTATTTTTTGCAAGATAGTGAGCAAGACCAATATAACCTATGCCTAAACTTCTTCTTGCCTTTGTAGATATTTCAGCAGCCTTAACAGGATACTTTTGATGGTCTATAATCTCATCTAAAGCTCTTACTGCAAGATCACATAAAGGACCTAGTTCGCCAACTTCTTTTACCGTGCCAACATTAATCGCACTTAAAATACATAATGCTATCTCACCTTGACCGTCAATGTGTTGAATAGGGTCAGTAGGTAAAGTAATCTCTTGACATAGATTTGACATTGTAACTCTATCTTTAAAACTAGAATGTGTATTACAATGGTCAATATTCATAATATAGATACGACCAGTTTCAGCTCTCTCTTTTAGTAAATCAAAAAATAAAGTTTGAGCTGATATTTTCTTTTTCTTTATACTAGTTTTTCTTTCTGTTTTCTCATAAAGGTCATCAAACTCTGGTGTGCCCCATGCCTCATACAATTCAGGCACTTCATGTGGTGAAAATAATGTTATTTCTTCCTCGTTAATAAATCTCTCATAAAATATTTTAGATATTTGAATAGAATAATCTAGTTTTCTAACTCTATTATCCTCTGTGCCTTTATTATTTTTTAAAACAATTATATCTTCTATTTCTTGGTGCCAAATAGGGAAGTGAACCGTTGCACTACCTCCTCTAACGCCGTTTTGAGTACAGCACTTAACCGTTGCCTCGAATTTTTTGAGGAAAGGTATAACTCCTGTGTGCTGGACTTCGCCGCCTCTAATTCTGGAATTGATTCCTCTGATTCTGCCGGCGTTAATACCAATACCAGCCCTTTGTGCAACATAATTGCCAATAGCCATATCACTACTGAAAATACTAGGCAAAGTATCATCAACATCAACCAAGACACAACTAGCATACTGCCTAATAGGCGTTCTAACACCGGCCATAACAGGCGTAGGTATATTGATTTTAAATTTTGAAATAGCGTCATAGTATTTTTTAACATAACTCATCCTTTTGTTCTTTGGATACTGAGCGAAAATTGTGGCACTAATAAGCATATACATGAATTGAGGTGTTTCAAACATCTCGCCTGTACTTCTATCTTGTACCAAGTATTTGTCTATGACCTGTCTTAGCCCAGCGTAAGTAAAGTCATAATCTCTATTATGGTCTAACCATCCTTCCATTCTATCGAAGTCTTTATCGTCATACCATTCTAAAATTTTTTCATCATAAACTCCCATATCAACACCTTTTTTAGTGTGAGCAAGAAGTTTAGGGTGGTCCCATAGTCTATGAAATATTTGTTTTCTTAAACTAAAAAGTAAAAGTCTAGCCGCTACGAATTGATAATTAGGATTGTCTAATGATATTAGGTCTGAAGCTGATTTAATAAGAATTTTTTGTATTTCGTCTGTTGATATACCGTCATAAAATTGTAAACCCGAGTTCATCTCAACCTGTGATGATGAAACGCCTGCAATATCTTCACAAGCATACTCGACCATTTCATGTATCTTTTCAATGTTAAGTGGTTCGTTACCTCGACCATTTCTTTTTTTAACTGATATATCTTCTTTTGTCATGTATTATTCTCCTATTAAATCTTTTTCCAATTGTTAAGTTTAGTCAAGGCTTCTAACTTTGAACAAGTGTTGGTACTTATAATATCATTTATTTCCGAAATGGCAATGTTCCCAATAATCATATCGTTGATGTCTTTATGACGCATACTTTCTGGCCACACTACCAAGTTGTAATCTTTTTCAATAACATCATACATTCTTTTTATAATCTCTTTGTTTCTAGGTTCGTTATCGAATATGTATGTAACTTGTTCAGGCGGTACTCTATCAAAAAACATATCGGCACCACCCATTGCTAAACAATTATTTAAAAATAAAGAGTCAATAGGACCTTCAACAATCTTTATATTGTCGGCCATATTAACTCTTTCTAATCCAAATATTTTTCTTTTATTCTCATCTAGTTTTATTGTAACATATTTTGGTTGTTCTTTGCCAAAGGCACGGCCTTGAAACGCAAATAACTTTCCAGTTGTATCATAAAAAGGTATGACCAATCTAGGGTGGTCATTTTTTATTACAATATCACTTTTTACTTTTTTTACTAGTTCATAAAACTTATCAACAAGATAGAATTTGTCATAATGTATTACTGGTATTTTTCTACCTTGTAAATATTTTTTTGCTGGGTGTTTATCATCTAGTTCAGAAATCTTTTTATATTTTTCAAGTATGTTCGTTTCTTTAAACTTAGGTTTAAAGTCTGTAAACTTCGGCTTTGGGGTCGAAGGTGCCGAGCGTTTGTAGCGTTCTAACAAATATTCTTCATAAAGTTTAGGGTCTATAAACTTTATAAAATTTGCAAGGGATTGACCTGTGCCACAATTATGGCACTTAAAGAACATATCATTTTTTACACGATAGAAAAAGCCTCTGGCTTTTGTTTTGTTCTTTTTACTATCACCACAATGAGGACACCTAAAGTTAAAAAGGTAATCACCTTTCTTCTTAAATAGTGTTAGGCGTGATGAAATATCATTAATAAATTTTAAATCAATATAACTCGACATAGCAATTCACATTATATATTAATCAACGCTTTTTGTCAAGCGTGGATTAATTCATCATTTCAATTATAGTCTTGAAATTTGAGGATAGTATCCAACCTAATACGATAGCACCACCCATAATTAACCATTTATATCTCTCTAGTATACCAACTCTGGCGCCAAAGTCAAGCTTTATTGTCTTAATCTCTACTAGTAATCTTTTTTCTAGGTGTTGGATTTCTTTTGATAGTTCTCTATGAACCTTATCTATTTCGGTTTCTCGGTCTTTTAATTTACCGAATATAATATCATCAATCTGTTCCTGTCTGGATATCTTTTCTTCGTGGACAGCCAACATAGATTTGATAGATGTAGAAACATCTGTTAATTTTTGTATAGCTGTGTCTAACCTATCGTTCAGGTTATTAACATTTTCCACATCTTTTTTTAGACCTTCAAGTTGTACCTTTAGGTCCGTTGTACCGTTTTCTGCCATGGCCTCTCTACTCTATGATAAACTATCCTTGCAAGGACGAATAATTAGGCCTCATTTTGCTTACTTGATGATAATAAATGTATTATCGCTTTACTATATTGGCCTATTATTATTTAGTTTTTTACGCTGCTAAAGGTAAGTTTAATTCTCTACATCTATTTAATTTGTAAAGTTTTCTTAATGTCCTCCTTCTTCTTCTATCTTTTTGTTTTCTAATCTCAAGCCAGTTTACAAATATTAAGTATAATCTAGTTCTATGGTCTGCTCTCGTTCTTTTCTTTATAACTTTATATAACTTTCTTTGTTGTAATCTAGTCAATTTGACCTCCGTTTTTAATTAGAAAAAATTGATAATATACAGCGCCTCCTTTCTTAACTCACAGGTTTATAAATTGTTATTAGTTCGTCTTTACCTTTGACCTTAATTTTATCTAGTTCAACTGATTTAATATTTTTCAATTGGTCTTTAGTATAAGATGAATATATTGTTGGCTCTATGCCAGTTTCAGTTTTATAGTTTCTTGTAGAAGCCTCTAATCTAGCGGCTAAGTTTACTGCGTCACCTATAACTGAATAATCAAATCTCGTATCACTACCCATATTTCCAACGATACAGGTACCTGTGTTTACACCTGAACCAATGTTAATGGGTGGTAGCCCTTTTTCTTTGAATATCTTTTTTAGTTTCTCTGTTTCTTCAGCACATTCTATACTTGTTTTAACAGCCATCTCCGCATGGTTAGGACAATCAAGGGGTGCGTTCCAGAATGCCATTATGCAATCGCCCATGTACTTATCAACACAACCTCCGTTGTCTAGGACGATCTTGG